AGCAAAAAACTAACTGAGGCGGCTGAGTATTGGTGTAACGGTCCACCTTCAAAAGATGGATTAGCCGAGGATGCGGCCGCCTTTGGTTTGACGTTGCCGGAAGAAATGACACAATCAGATGATTTTGAAATTATCCCGCAAGCTTTAGAAGCAATAACTTTCTTTTTAAAAATCCAAACGCAATGGAGAACTGATCAAGGTGTTTTACTTGGTCTTGATTACAACGTGCTATTTAAGCTTATGGATATTGAAAAAGTTGAAAATCCTTTAGAGATTTTGTCGGACGTTCAGCTAATAGAGGCTAAAGTAGTAGAAATACTAAGTGAGCGTAGCAAATAGAAATGGCTCTTGATATGACCACAGCCTTAACCATTAAGGCAAACGTAAAGGGGGAAGAAGAACTTAGAGGATTGCAGAAAGGTTTAAATCAGTTATCAGGTCAATCGAAGAAAACAGCAGGCGCAATGGATCGCCTGAAAATGGCATCTAAAGGAGCAATGGGAGCGGTTAAAGCTTTCTTACCTGTTTTAGGTGTAGCGGCGTTTGCAAAGATGGGGAATGACGTATTACAGCTAGGCGACCAACTAGAGAAGATGTCAGGAGCAACAGGCGTTAGTGTTCCTTTATTAGACAAGTTGAGACAATCGGCGGCGTTAGCGGGAACAGATTTCAAGGCATTACAAAGAGCGTTCCCAACTCTTGCCAAAAACATGCAAGATGCAAGCGACGGGATCGGAACCGCTAAAGATGCATTTGACCGTCTTGGATTCTCGGTTACTGATAATCAAGGAAATTTAAAAGATCTAGATACAGCCTTTTTAGAATTAACAGACAAGTTCAAGGGGATGGAAGCGGGAACAATGAAGGCGGCGAACGCTGCTGAAATCTTTGGTACTGGATTAGGTAGGAAATTAATACCTTTGTTAAATCAAGGATCGGAAGCAATCAACGGATTAGAAACAGGCTTTACACAATTAAGCGCGGAAAGAATGGCGGCGTTTAATGACTCAATGGCGCAGCTAGGGGAGAAATTTAGGATTGTTGCAATACAAGTAATGGAAGCCTTATTACCAGCGCTTCAGACTTTGGTGCATTTATTGGATGGGTTGGCAAAAATCTTTAATGCAATACCCGGCCCGATAAAACAATTAGCGGTAACTTTTGGAGTCTTAACTCTTGCGGTAAAAGCTTTAGGTCTTGCGGCTGTTCTTACTCAAGGTGCATTACAAGGAATAGCAGCAACAAAACTACCTGCATTGTTGGGCGGTTGGGTTGGTTCAATGGGTCCAGTCATTGCAGGTTTTGCAAAAATTGGAGGACTTATAAAAATACTTGGTGTAACTGTTGCGGCTGTATTTACTGGTCCAGCGGCTCCGTTTATTCTTGGTGCGGTTGCGGTTGGTGGTTTAATTGCTGCGTTATTGAAATTTAAAGGGTTTAGAGAAGTCTTTGTAAATATTGGAAAAGGAGTTTTAGATTTAACAAAAACGATAGGCGGCGCAGTAGGTAATTTTATAAAAGATGCTTTCCAAGGTATTGGAGATGTAGCGGGTAAGTTCGTACAGGTATTTAAAACAAAATGGTCAAAGGTCAAAGATATAATTATTGCTCCATTTAAAGCGGCGGTTGAATTTATACCAAAGCAAATTAAAAGACTTATCGATTCAGTGACTAACGCTATTAGACGTTGGTGGAATAATATTATGAAAATTATCGGTAGAGGTCGAAAAGCTGCAAGCGGTGGTTCAAGTTCTAGCGGCGGCAGCGTTCAAGGTTATGCAGAGGGTGGATATGTTCAAGGCCCACAATTAGCAGTCGTAGGAGAAGGGAAAAGCTCTGAATATATTTTGCCTAGCCACAAGGTTGGAGGCTTTATTAATAACTGGCTTTCAGGCGTGAGAGGCGGGGCAGCGATACCACGTTTTGCGGAGGGTGGCTTTGTTTCTGGAGGTAGCCCCAACATCAACATAAAAACAGGACCAGTAATGCAGATGTCTAATGGTCAACAATATGTGACTGTTAACGACCTGCAATCTGCTTTATCTAGTTTCTCAGCTTCTGTCTTTAGTAATTCAAGGACAGCGGGCGGTCGTCGTTTTCAGGGGATTAGCTAATGAGTAATAGAGCGCAAGCACAGTATCTAAGGATTTACACGGGCGGCACTGATAAGCAACTTTGGCAGTCTTATTATGTCAATTCAACTATTTCTTTAAGCTCTAAAAGTTGGTCTTATTTTCCGTTTACTGCTGATGGGTTGCTTTCATCAAGTGCAAGCGGAGGTAATACAGTTTCTTTAACTTGTCCAGCGACAACATCAGCTATTTCTGCGTTAACTGAAGCGTTAAATAATCAATACTTAGTAGAGTTGAAGGTGTACGAATTTGACTCACGATTATCTAATGTCGCGCCTAATTCTGGTCAATCTTTGATTGTTAATTTCTTAGGAGTGATAACAAGTATCGGGGGAAGTTTTGAAACGTTAAACATCAATCTAGGTTCGAGTATTTCACCCGTGGGGGCATCATGCCCGCCGCGCAAATTTACCACTGACTTAATAGGTAATCCAATACGATTATGAATATACAAGTCTCTGATCCTCTCTCATTATTGCCTTATCAATCAGGCTTAACAGGTGATGAATTAAAAGAAGAGGCAGCAAAGGGGAATACATCATTAGATGTAAGGCAAAGAGCTATTGAGATCGGTGAACCTGTCCCTATTGTTTTTGGTCGTCGGGTAACTGTTGGTTCTTCTGATATTGGAGGGGTATTTGTTGCGCCGGGTGCTACCAGTGGAAGATTTGTTAATGACTCAACTACAAATGCTTTAACCGTTAATTTACAATTAATTCTTAGTCAAGGACAAATAGGAGATATAAAAGAAAACCAACTTTATCAATGGGCTTGCCGCGTTGGAACTTGGAAAAGAGCCTATGGACAAAGGGCAAGCAACTGGACACCAGCGACTACAATCACCAACGTTGCAAATAAAACGACGTGGGACAATATCCCCAGTTATCCGGGTACTGATGCTGTATTTACTGATCTAACGGCTTTAAGCTACACAAACACTTTTGCCGATGGTGACCGCACTTGGGATCGTCAAATTTATGTCTTTGTTGAAAATGGTTTAAAGGTCACAAGAATATTAGATAGTCAATTAGGCAGTAGTAACAACTTTATTGATTTAGCTATTTATTTAATCAAACAATCGAAAAGGCTTCCTGATGACATGATTGATACAACGTCGATGACGGCGGCGGCAAACTTTTTAAATACAAATAATTTCTTATGTAATGGTGTTGTTTCACAATCGCAGAATTTAGAAGATTTTCTCACTCAAACAGGTAATCAATTTTTACTTCGTTTATCTGAAAAAGATGGAAAAAAATGCTTTAAATCTCGGTTGCCTCTTAATAATGATTATTCTATTAATTCAACTAATGCTATTAGTCCGGTTTATGGATTTTCTGAAGACCATATATTAGACGGTAGTTTTGAAATTGAATATATCCCGATTACTGAAAGGCAAGAGGCAAAAGCCTTGGTGATGTGGAAGCAGCAAAATGATAATGACTTGCCAATTATTAGAACATCTGAGGTGCAACAAACTGGGGTAAGTAATCCCGTTATTATTCAATATGATTTATCGCAATGGTGTTGCTCAGAGTCTCACGCGATTAAATACGGTGCATATCAAATAGCTAGAAGAAAATATATTACCCATACTCTTAGGATTTCAGTAAGACCATCAACTTTTAATAGCACCCTTGCATTAGGCGATATTGTCAGAGTCAAGCTAAGACGAGAAACTAACGCGGGTACTGTTGATTATCACGATTATTTATATGAAGTAGAGCGCCTCGAAAAAGCAACATCAGGAATAATTCAATTAGATCTTATTCATTTCCCAGTCGATGCAAATAAAAAGTCTATTGTTGCTCAAGCCGTCGCATCAGCCACAGCGGTCGGGACCGTTATACCAACATCAAGAACGGACGTTACTTGTCATTCAAATTCTGGCACTTCAAACATTGCAGACGATGGAGTGACGTGGCCTTCTCTTG